TTACAAGCGGCTGGTCAGGTGCAAGTAGGTGTAAAGTCTGCTGAGGCTTTGAACATCTTAACTTCTGACGTATTCTTCCAAGCTGATGGCTGCGGATACAACGCTTCAGGAAACACTACTTTCTCTCAGAGAGATATCACAGTAGGAAAGATTAAGGTTGAGGAAACTCTTTGCCCTAAGACTTTAGAAGCTAAGTGGATGCAGACTCAAATCGCTCCAGGTTCTCCTGAGGCTGTTCCATTTGAGGAGCAAATCGGTAACGAGAAAGCATCTCGTATCGCTAAATTGTTAGAAGTGGCAATGTGGCAAGGTGATACTGCAACAAGTAACACTAATCCAAACACAAATCGTTTTGATGGTTTCAACAAAATCATTGATGCGGCTTCTGCTTCTACTGTTGACGGAAACACTACAAGTGCAACTGCAATCACTACTTCAAACATCGAAGGTTTGATTGACGATATCTACAACGCTTTACCTGCTGACATCGCTGATGCTGATGATTTAGTAGTATTTGCTGGTATCGACACTTTCAAGAAGTACACAACTGCTTTGCGTGATTCTAACCTTTTCCACTACGCTGTTGATGCTGAAGGAATGGAGATCATGATTCCAGGAACTAACATCAAGTTGATCGGTGTTGGTGGATTAAGCGGAACAAACAGAATGTTCGCTGCTCGTATGTCTAACTTCTTTGTAGGAACTGACCTTGCAAATGAGGAGGAGGAGTACAGATTCTGGTACAGCCAGGACAACGACGAGGTAAGATTCCGTGCAACCATGAAATATGGTGTACAAATTGCATTCCCTGATCAGTTAGTAGAGTTCACACTTGCGTAAGTCTAACCCTTTAACAATCAAAGAGTTATGGCTTGTAATCTGACGCAGGGTTTTAATTTAGACTGCAAGGACGCAGTTGGAGGCATAAAGAGCATTCATTTAATCGACTGGGCTTCTACCGGGTTCACCGTAAGCGGTGGCGAGGTAACGGCTACAACAGTTGCTTCAGGGGATGTTTACACCTATGAGCTTCCTAAAGGCGTGGGTAGCATGACTACCACTACAAATGTTTCACAAGAGAACGGAACAGTATTCAACCAATCTGATATTGTTGCTCGTTTGCGTAAGTTGTCAACAACAAAGCGTAATGAGTTAAAGCTCCTTGCTCAGAATCGTGTATTCTGCATAGTAAAGGACAACAATGATAACTATTGGTTAGCTGGTTCTGAGTATGGATGCGACATCACTGCAATGACTTCTGAGTCAGGAACTGCAATGGGTGACGTTCAAGGCTACAATTTCACTTTGAGTGCGATTGAGGCTGAATCTCCATACTTGGTACAGGCTGCTGTGGCAACGACGTTGGGAATCTAATTTCTTGTTTTCATAGTTTCTAACAGGGGGAGGGCTTCGGCTCTCCTCTTTTTTTTCGCCAAAATCCGTTTTTTCTTAATTATATATAGATGCTTACAATTACACAGGAGGAAACTAAGTTCTGGTATTTGACTTTAACAGAGAAAACTACCATTTCTGATCCTACATATTTATTCAGCATTACACACCGGTTGACTAACAACACAAGCAATTTCATTTTGACAGACGTGTCAGCATACACAGAACGATATAACAAGTTTTCTGTAACTGAGGGTTCAACCTTTTCAGTAGATAGCGGAGAGTTTTCTTATCGAGTATATGCACAGACATCACCAAGCAACACTGATCCTGATTTATCGGATGAATTAGTTGAGCAAGGAATGTTGAAAGTGAATCCTATTGCAACAGTAAAAACACAATATACACCCACATTAAACGAAAAGATTTATGAGTAGTACATCAACATCCTTTTCAGCAGGATACACAGGCTGCAAAGTTATTTCAAACACAAGTGCCAACACAGGCGTTTTCAGAGGCTTTATTGTCAACGATGATGCAGTTGTATCGGCTATCCTTGACGAAGACGGCTCAAGCCTTCTGACGGCTTTGGGATTAAGCGGAGTAACTTTGAGAAGCGGAGTTTACATTCCTGTTGATAGCAGCAAGTACATTTCAAGCATTACATTAACAAGCGGTTCAATAGTAGCGTATAACCGATGATTGGTATTCGTGTTTGGTCAACCCGATATAAGGGTGAGGCTTTCAGTCTTTTCAATTCTTACCGAGCCAGAGTAGAGGCAGACGGAGGGATTGTTGAGGCGTTTAGTTGTACAATATCAGGTTTAAGAATATGAGTTTATTGAATGATGCAAGTTTGGTAATGATACCAAGCGGATATAAGGACGGCACGTTATATAGTGCCAAGCCTACAAACGGTGACGGAGATTTCACGTTTAGTCGTGGTTCTAACTTAGCGGCTACCCGTGTTAATAGTGAGGGGTTAATTGAGAAGGGTAGGGAGAATCTGTTCACCTATTCAAACACATTTACCTCTTGGTCTAATATTGGTGGAACAATGGTTGGAGGGCAAAGCGGATATGATGGCAGTAGTAATGCTTATTTGTTTACTATGAGTACAGGTGCAAACATTTGTAGTCAAACAAACACTCAAAGCGGAATTCAAACACTATCTGTTTACGCCAAAGGAAGCGTAAACAATGGTTTGAGATTGTATGCTTTTGGTACATCTAATTCTTTTGCTTATTTTGATTTAAATATAGGTGCTGTTGAAACTACAAACGCAGTTGTTGACGCTAATATAGAAGATAAAGGGAATGGTTGGTACAGATGTTCAATGACATTTAATCAAACCAATTCAAATATATATTTTTATTTAAGCAACAACAATAATTCAAATGCGGGAAGCGGAAGCATACTAATTCAGGACGCTCAATTAGAAAGCGGCTTAGTAGCAACTGACGTAATCACTACAACCACCACAACTGCTCAAGCGGGTATCCTTGAGGATATGCCACGCCTTGACTATTCGGGTGGGGCAAGTTGTCCGAGTTTACTTTTAGAGCCTCAGAGGAGTAACGTATTGCCACATAGCGAATACTTTAATTCAAGTGATTGGACAAAATTAGGAGCAGGTACGGGAGATACGGCAATAGTAACAACAAACTACGATATAAGTCCTGAGGGTTTACAGAACGCTACACGATTACAATGCGACTTGAATGGTGGTGGTACTTCATCATCTAATCAATCATTAATATATGATGTGTATAGTGGTAGTGGTAGTCAAACTCTATCAATATATGCAAAATCCAATACTGGAGAAAATCAAACTATTTATTTGGCAAATACTCAAACGACTGGAGATACAATAACCGTTACACCTGAATGGCAAAGATTTACATTTACACATTCGAGTTCTCCGTATGTTTTTGCGATTGGGTTAAGAGGTAGAACGGGAGGGGCAATTAATGATACTGCGGATATTTTAATATATGGGGCTATGGCTGAATCTTCTGCATCCTATCAGTCAAGTTACATACCTACCTATGGGGCAAGTGTTACGAGAGGGAAAGATATTGTAGATGGTGCAGTTGATGCAAATTTGTTTAATGATGATGAAGGTGTTTTGTTCGTGGAGTTTGCCGCTCTTGCTGATACAAGAGATAATGAATTTCGTTTTTTCATTAGCGATGGCACAAACGATGAGCGTGTTCAAATAGGACTGCAAACAAGCAATACGTTATATTGTTCTGTTATAGTTTCAAGTTCTGCGGTTGCTGATTTTACCACAAGTTTAGCCTCTCCATCATCTACTCACAAAGTAGCCATAAGATATAAAACAAATGATTTTGCCGCTTATGTTGATGGTGTACAAATTGGAACTGATACAAGCGGAGTAACTCCAAGCGGTTTAGATAGATTGGATTTTTATAGAACTCCCAATAACAACAACTACGTTGAAGCGAATGTTAAGCAAACAATCTATTTCAATACCGCCCTATCAAACGACGAACTCGCATCCTTAACAACGATATAAAATGTTTAGAAAATACGAATTTAAAAACGAAACAGAAGCCAACACCTACATCGATGGATTAGGAGTTGACGAGGAAGGTAACCCAAGTCATCCTCATAGCATCGTGAGATTGGGTAATATAGTCCTAACCGAAGGCACATACGATTCAGAGGGCGAAGTAATAACCGAACCCGTTCTATCAACCACCTACCACGTTGATGTACTTTGGAAAGGTGATGCGGTAAGTTCTTGGGATTCAAAGATAGTGTGGTGTCCACCGATGGGCATTCATACGTTTGGTAGTTCAAGGGCAATCGCTGAATGGACTGAGAAGTGCAAAGAGTTGCATCCTGAGTATTTCCCCGAACCAACTGAAGAAATATGAAAACCTTTTTAGACGAAATTGGAATAAATATAATGCAATCAATTGCGGGTCTTTTTGGCTCTCTATTGCTATTGGGTAAAGGTTCGGCAAAGAATATCAAGCAGACGTTTTTTGCTATCATCACGGGGGTTGCAAGTGCTAACTACATTACACCCGTTGTATGTGCGGCTTTGTCTATATCGGATACAAACTATCAAAATGGTGTTGCTTTCATTCTTGGGTTCTTAGGACTAAAGGGAGTTGAGGCGGTGGCAAAACGTTTCTTTAAAGAAAAAATAGATGCAGATAATTAACGAATTGGCCAACCTTTTAATATGTGTAAATGCGACGTTGTTCTATATCTTCGTGTTTGGGCGTGATGTTAAGGCATTGGCTAAACTAAATATAATAGAACAAGCCATGTTAAGAGTGGGTTTGGCAATCCCAGCCTTAGGGGCGTTGTATAACGTTTTAACAACTCAATACCCACCTATTCCCGAAATACTTATAAATATCGGATACGCCTCGTTGTGGACATGGGCTTCAATGTTTCATTATCATACCTTTGTAAAGAATGGAAAATAACTTTATACGGATCAACTTTGCTGAGAGCAAAATCCCCATTTTCAAGGAGAACAAAGCAAAGGGCTTCTTGACTTATGGTGCGGATAATGCTTATCCTCAAATGTTGATTGATCTATTTAACAGCTCACCAAAGCACGGAGCAATAGTAACTCAAAAGGCTGACTTCATTGCCGGTGATAAAACCGAGATTATAGCATATAATACAGAGGATATAGCAAAAGCAAATGAGGCATTAGATTCAATTAACGCCTATGAAGACTTTGATAGTCTAAAAGCAAAGATCGCTCAAGACTTAGAGTTGTTCGATGGGTTCGCTCTTGAAATCATTTGGAACAAAGCCAAAACCAAAATAGCTGAGATTTATCACTTGCCTTTTCAGAATGTCCGTCACTCATTAGATGGTCACTATTTATACGCTGAAGATTGGACTGCAAGAAAGATTGAGCCTGATCATTACTACCCTTGGAATCCTATTACAAGAGAATCTAAGCAAGTATATTATTTCAAGATGTACAAAGCAGGTTGTGGCGAATATCCAACAGCTCCTTATCAGTCAGCTCTTAAATATATAGAGATAGACACAGAGATTGCGAACTTCCATTTAAACTCTATCAAGAGTGGATTTTCTGCTCAGACCCTACTCCAATTGTTCAAAGGCATTCCATCACCTGAAGAAGCTCGTCAGACAATCAGAAGATTTAAAGACAACTTTAGCGGCACAGACAACGCTGGAAGTATCATCATTCAGTTCAACGATCCAAATGAAACTCCATCAGTTGTAAACAATCTTGCACCTTCAGACTTTGACAAGCAGTTCGACATTCTGAACAATACCGTACAAGAGGAGATTTTAATGAGTCACCGAGTTACTTCTCCGATGTTATTTGGTATCAAGACAGAGGGGCAACTTGGAGGTCGTAATGAGTTGATTGAAGCGTTTGAGGCGTTTCAGACTTCATACATTGAGCCAAGACAGAATCAGATGGATAGAGCCTTGAGTTCTATTTTCAAATACATCTCACCTGTAAAGCTTAAAACTAAGAACAAGCCACCGATTGGACTTGATTACGTTGAACTATTTGAGAAAGGCATCATTGACAGAGATGAAGCTCGTATCGAGTTAGGTATGTCAGCAACAACAGCAATGAGTGAGCAAGTTAAATGTGAGAGCTGTGAGAATCCTTTTGGATGGGATGATGACAAAGATTTAAAAGTCTTTGCTGAGTTCGGTGAAGATGCAGACAATTTTGAGTCTGTACCTTTAGAGTTTGGAGATGCTCTACAAGCGATGATTTTGCAGTGGTTGTATAGTAATGAGGGAATCACCTTAGAAACGCTTTCTAACAACATTAAAAAGCCTGTGGAGGAGATAATGCGAGAGGTTGATGATATGGCACAGAGAGGCTTGATTGAGTCCGTTGAGGATGGTTTCAGAATTACACCTGAAGGAACAACTACTCTTGAAAATTCCAATGTAGGAACAGAGATTGTGACTCGTTACACTTACGAAAAAGCACCGGGAATAAGCGGAGGTGATTTGTTGCCTACATCTCGTGACTTCTGTCAGAGGATGATTAGACTTAACCGAGTTTACACAAGAGAAGAAATCGACCAAATATCTGTGATACTTGCAAGAGAGTACAACGATCCTGGTTATTCAGCTTGGAAAAGACGAGGCGGATGGATGACAATCAAAGGCACAACTGCTCACGTTCCATATTGCCGTCACATTTGGCAACCACAACTATTAAGAAGAAGAATCAATGGCTAACTTTGTTTATTTTATATCGACTCAATATCTACGAGATAATTCACCTATCAATGAAAATGTTGATCCTAAGCTTTTAAAATCTGCAATCAAGGAAGCTCAAGAGATCTACATTCGTGATGTGATTGGATCGGGTATATATGACGAGTTGCAAGATCAAGCATATAACGACACTCTGACCACTGACAACAGAACATTGTTAGATTCATACATTGCACCTTGCTTGAAGTATTACAGTCTTACAGAATCGATGTTGCCGATGACGTTCAAGTTTATGAATAAGTCTGTAGCATCTCGCAATTCTGAGAATGCAACGCCTATCACAACAAGTGAATTGACACAGATTGAGCAACGTTACAGAGATAAGGCTGAGTATTATGCAGAAAGATTGAGAGATTATTTAAGAGAGAATCCAACATTGTATCCTAAGTTCTTGAATCCTGGAAGTGGTTTTGACGTTATAAGACCAAAGAATACAGCATTGTTTGGAGGCATTTATATGCCGGGTACAAGTGATGACTGCTTCTACAATTACGATTTCCCTAATGACGAAGAATAAATGGAGGCTAAAAAACGAAGCCAAGCTTAAAAAATATGACGCTCAACCAAATAATCGAAAAGATAAAAACACAAGCGGGAAGCCACAAGATGGTGGGAAAGTTCGCAGTGGGGGCAGAGTTTGACTTTGCAGTTGACGAAGTTAAATACTATCCTCTCGTCTGGTTAGTTCCAAACGGCTTCACATTTAACACCGAGCAGAAGGCGGTTAATTATGACTTCTCTATGCTTGTGATGGACAGACAATTTGAAAGCAGCTCTAACACAATTGAGGTGCTATCTGACACGGCAGGAATTATTATTGACATTGTAACACTACTTAAAAGAAACGTAACTGATGCAGACTTTGAGATCGTGGTTAGCGGAAACGCTGAACCCTTTTTTGATTCCCGTACTGATGTGGTTGCTGGGCATGGCATCAGCTTTACTATTAACACGCCCTACCTCGAAAGCTACTGCGACATACCAACGTGATACAAGCCGAGTTATAATCATTCGTGAAATATATGCAGTTGACAAAGAGATTGATTCCATTCGTAATATCTACTCTGATAGCATTGGCAGCTCTACAACCACAGAGAGCATCTTGTCAATTCTCAGACAGCACGATAAGAGAAATAAACGAGCGATTGATTGAGTTGCATCAGTGCAGAAAGAAACAAGAGCTTTACATCAACTTAGCCAAGCAAGATTCAACACAGATTGAAAACCAGGCTTCAATAATAACCAACCAAGAACAAACCATTGCCAAAGAGAAAAGCAAAAACAAAATACTTCGCAACGTTAATGCGGTTCAGTTTGCTTTGTTAATCTTGGCTTTAATACTATGAAGACCAATGTACACATCCTCAGAAACACATTCGCACCTAAGAAAGTATTGCTCATCAGTGATGCCCATTGGGACAATCCAAAGTGTGACCGTGACCTACTCAGAGATCATCTCGAAAAAGCAAAAGAAATTGGGGCGGACATACTGCTTAATGGTGATACCTTCTGCCTAATGCAGGGAGCTTACGATCCTCGTAAGAACAAAAGCGACATCCTACCAGAACACAACAAATCTAACTATTTAGATGCCGTTGTAAACGATGCGGTCAAATGGTTCTCTCCATATGCTCATCTTATCAAGGTAGTCGGTTATGGCAACCACGAAACGAACATTTTGAAGCGACAAGAAACAGATGTGATTGAACGCTTTGTGTATGGTCTTAATTCAACCAATGATACCAATGTTGAGGTGGGAGGATATGGCGGTTGGATAGTTTACAACTTTGCTCGTGAGAACAGCAGTGGGAAAGTTAGTTTTAACATTAAGTATTTTCACGGCTCAGGAGGTGGCGGACCAGTGACAAAAGGAACAATTCAGTTCAACAGAATGCAGACTTTTGTTGAGGGTGCTGATATGATTTGGATGGGTCACGTTCACGAGGATCACGAGTTGACCTACACGGTTGAAAGACTAACACAGAACAAAGTTAAATTGAAAGATATTCTGATGGTTAGGACAGCCACATATAAGGAGGAATACAACGGAGGCAAAGGAGGATGGCACGTTGAACGTGGAGCATCACCAAAACCTTTAGGAGGTAGATGGTTAGAATTGCATCCTGAAAGAATAAGAAAAGACGGCAAAGAAGAATTAAAAGTTAACGCTTTTACATACAAGATAAGATGAAGATAGAGGTGAACTACATATTTCGGGAGGACATGGTTGATCCTATTTATGAACAGATAGGATTGCAAACCGAAGCACACGAAGTTGAGATTGTTGAACAGGGTGTTTTGGATTTGTCAAAAGTAGTTGGAGCTTCACAATTTTACGAGATGACTCAAGTGTTTTGTGAGGGTTCTCATAGTTTTTATATAGATTTGCCCTACGAAGAGTTTAGATATATATGGCTGACAACGTGAACAATCCTACCCACTATGCAGGGAAGATTGAATGTATAGAATGTATTAAATCACAAATGAGTTATGAAGAATTTAAAGGTTATTTACGGGGTAATTCTCTTAAGTATATGTGGCGTTATAATCGTAAAAACGGAATGGAAGACTTGCAAAAAGCAGAGTGGTATCTTAAAAGATTACAAAAAGAAATACAAGACCATGGGTAATATAAACAATGCTAATATCGACTATATCCTTCGCTGGGAAGGAGGACTCAGTAAGCACGTTAAAGATAGTGCATCAGCAAACTGTGTGCCTGATGGCTCAGGCGTTCACACCAATAAAGGGATTACTTGGGCGGCTTGGAAAGCACAGCACGGAGATTCAGAAGAATCAGTAAAACGCTTTTACGAGATGAGCCATGATGATTGGAAGTCAATTTACAAGCTCTATTGGGAAGGAATAAAAGCGGACGATATTGAATCGGATTTGATCGCTGAGTTCTGGGCAGATTTCGCTTGGGGTTCTGGTGTTTACGGAGCAGCCAAGCAACTTCAGAAATTCATCGTATCAGAGGGTTTTTCAATCGCAGTGGATGGCAAGGTAGGGAAGAATACTTTAAGTGCCTTAAATCGCCTTATAATAATGAAAGGAGAGGATTATATCTACCTGAAGAGTTATGACCACAGGGTAAACTTCTTGAGAGGGCTTTCTTCATTCAAGCATTTTGGTCGTGGATGGATTAGCAGATTGAAAGACTTTCACAAATACGCATTAAGTAAATTGAATGGCTGATTCTCTCGAGCAAATAGGGAAAGAGTATTCAGATTTCAACCCGTCAGCAGATGATGGGATTTTGCGTATTGTTCAGAATTGGGGCAATGAGCTTATTGCTCAGATGCAGAACCGGTTGAGGGCTAACAAGACAAACGCTTCAAGTTCATTATCTCAGTCTATTGAGCCACGAATCAAACAAGCAAGTGCTGACAATTTTAGATTGACAATCTTGATGGAGGATTACTGGCAATATGTAGAGGATGGAAGGAGAGCCGGTAAGATGCCACCGATTAAAAACATTTACGAGTGGATACAAAACAAACGACCTGTGCAACAAAAGATTGCTCAGTCACCTGATAGGATAGCAGCCACAAAGTCACTTGCCTATGTCATAGCCAGAAAGATTGGACAGAAGGGAACAAAGGCACAACCATTTGTGACACCATCGTTGAAACAAGTCACTACCCAAACACTCGCTCAGAGGATTGGAAAGTATATTGCCGACACTTTAGGCAGCCCATAATTAAAAAAGTTTTTTCATTCGGTAAAATATTTTTATATTTGCCGTATGGAAATACAAGAAATTGTAAAGCTAATCAAGCTTAAGAAACGTCACGGCATCATCAAGCGTGTCAGTGAACAAACGGGCGTATCTATGCCCAGCGTCAAGAAGTACATTGAAGGGAATGTCATTTCAGACAAGGCTCTACTTGTTTTGAAAGCTGCTCTCGAAGACATTGAGAATGAGGAGGTGCAGCAATGATTACCATTTTAGTTGAGGACAAAGATGTTGTTGTTGAACAGTATTTTGTCACGTTAATCTTTGATCGTGAAGAAATCGAGTCAATGATTATGAATTACTACCGAGATGAGTATTCTGACCATGTGTACAGATACGTTGATGAA